TCAATACTACACTGATAAACTGGTTTTAAATGAAAGAAGTTTTAACAGAAGTACGAACCGAGAAGATCGGAAACATTACCCTGCACAACATGGATAACATGGAGTTCATGCGTACCGTACCGGATAAGTACTTTGATTTAGCAATTTGTGATCCGCCATACGGCATCGGTCAGGATTGGAAAAAAAGAAACAAAGGAGCTGGGTACAAGGATACTACCTACAAAAATGATTCTATACCTGATGTGGTATACTTTGAAGAAGTTAAACGTGTTTCAAAAAATTACATCTTTTGGGGATGGAACTACTATACAGAAATACTCGGCCCGACAAACTATCTTATTTGCTGGGATAAGCAGTCAGCGGAGAACGAGTCGTTTTATTACTCACAATTTGAACTAGCTTCTACATCGATAAGGATTCCTGCAAATATGGTTAGTATTCCTTGGGATGGTTACCGAATGGGAAAGGAGACTGGCAAAAAGAAAATTCATCCACATCAAAAGCCGATAGGTCTATACAAATGGCTCCTAAAGAACTACGCCAAAGAAGGAGACAAGATACTCGACACGCATTTAGGAAGCGGCTCTATAGCCATTGCCTGCCACGATTACAAGTTTGAGCTTGTTGGGACGGAAATAGATAGCGATTATTTCAACGCTGCGGTTAAAAGGCTTAAACAGCACGTAGCACAGACAACATTGTTTTAACTGGTTTTAAAGATGCTATACCACGATCACTTTCAAAATTTCAAAGTTTACCAAATACCAAAGGCGCAAATGATCATTGCCGACATTCCTTACAACCTCGGAAACAATGCATATGCCTCAAATCCTGCATGGTACAAAGACGGGGATAACGCGAACGGAGAAAGCGAACTGGCGGGCAAGGAGTTCTTCGATACTGATAAAGACTTCCGACCGGCTGAGTTCATGCACTTCTGCTCCACCATGCTAAAGAAAGAGGACAAGCGCGAGCCGGTAGACGGTAAGCGGCAGAAAAGCCAAGCCCCCTGTATGCTGGTGTTCTGTGAGTTTGAGCAGCAGTTCTCATTAATTGAACTGGCAAAGCGTTACGGCCTTAACCGGTACATAAACCTGGTTTTCAGAAAGAACTTCTCAGCGCAGGTTTTAAAGGCGAATATGAAGATTGTAGGCAACTGCGAGTATGGGCTACTGTTCTACAGGGACCGCCTGCCAAAGTTCAACAACAACGGAAAAATGATATTCAACTGCCTTGATTGGGAGCGTGACGCAGACGCGGAAAAATTACACCCAACACAGAAGCCGGTTCCATTGCTCAAGAAACTGATTGAGATCTTCACAGACGAAGGTGATGTGATAATTGACCCTGTGGCCGGAAGTGGCAGCAGCTTGGTTGCAGCGATTGAAATGGGGCGCAAGGCTTACGGGTTCGAGATCAAAAAGAAGTTCTATATGGATGCAAGTAAATGGATTGCTGAGGCGGTCCAGACGCGCGAGGACATAAAGAAATACGGCTTTGCAAAAACCAAAGCTGAGAAGATTCAACCGACACTTTTTTAAACGTATCGAGTGCGGAACCCTGTAAAACCAAACCTTAAAAAATAGGCGAGATTTTAAAGCAAACAGGTAATCCGCGCCTTTACGGACTTTAAAAAAATTCTCTCCAAGGTATGGCAGGATAGCAGGTAATTTGCTATGTTTGAAGTGCCGGAAGGAACGGCATTAGCGTAGTGTAGGACGCATTAAAGAATTGTAAAGCCTTTGAAAGGCCGAACCGCTACACCGGGGAGGCTCTTTCAGAGGCATTTTTATTTTATGGCTACGGTGGCAAGGATATTTACTAACAGGCAAAAGCGTGCGTTACGAATGCGTGCAGCAAATGATAAGGGGACACATACGAAGGAAGAGTGGACGGAAATGCTAAATTTTTTTGAACGTACTTGCTGCTGTTGTTTGGGTGAAAGTGATCTTTTAAATGTTGAAAGAGATCATATTATTCCTGTATCAGTTGGTGGGAGTAATTCCATTAGAAATTTACAACCACTATGTGCCAGATGTAATGCTTCAAAGGGTTTAAATATAAGTGATTGGCGTCCTCAATTAGCCGATTTTTTAGGAAAAGAACTACCTGAGATTTACACCAATCCTTTCTAATATGGCAAAGGATTTACCATACTTCAAATTTGAACCTGGGCAATGGGAAAATGGAACTATTCAAATGTGTTCGTTTGAGGCTCAAGGGGTTTTTATTTCCGTTTGCTCAATGTACTGGCAAAGACTTGGTGATCTGCCTTATAAACTGGCATTAGGAAAAATATGCAAAGGCAATGCGACCGCATTAGATTCGCTTGTTAAAGATGGAGTAATCAAGGTTATTGATGGTCATATTTGTATAGATTTTCTTAATGAACAGCTATCAGAATTTGAAAACACAAGCAAGACAAACAGCGAAAATGCCCGTATTGGATGGGAAAAACGCAAAAAGAATGCGATCGCAAAGCAGCCGCAAAGCGAAGGCAATGCCATAAGAGGAGAGAAGATAAGAGAAGAAGAGAAAAGAAAAGAGGAAATAACCCCCGAAACATTTGATGAAAAATTCAAACAGGCATTTGACGGCAACACAATGGCCGGGTATGCTCTGGCTTTCCGGAACGTGGACCTGCCAACCGAATTAAAGCTATTTAGGCTTAAATGCGACAACGACAAGCAAACGTATTACCACAGGGACTCTGCCGGGCTGCGGACCGCGTTCCAGTATCAGTTAAAAAACGCCCGGAAGATTACCCCACAGCAGGCGGAAGTTACACCAGTTTACAAAAAGGGCCGTGCATTCGGTGAAGGGCAATGAGCATGTATAAACTACCACCAAACGCAAGTGAAATTGAGGATGTAGTCCTCGGGATGGTTATGGTTGAAAGCCAAGCGATAAGCCTTGTGGCTGATATCTTAACCCCTGGCGACTTCTATGCAAACGAAAATCAGGTTATTTGGGAGGCAGTTGTTACGCTGTTTTCTGAAAACAAACCTACCGATATGAAGGCGGTTGTTAATCAGTTGCGAACATCTGGGAAAATAGATCAGGCCGGTGGGCCGGTCCGGATAATGTCTTTAACGGCCAACGTAGCAAGCGCGGCCAACATTGAACACCACGCGCGGGTAGTGGCAGAAAAGTCTATCCTGCGCGGTTTAATTAGCGAGGCCACCCGTATTCACGAACAGGCATACAAAGATTCGGCAGATGTTTTTGAAATTTTGGACTCTGCACAGGGTCGGTTGGATGGAATTTCTGCCAGCTACTTCAAACGCGGAGCCTCTACATCGCTGGAGGTTTACAAAGAAACCCTAAAACACATACACGAAAGCCGGAACGATCACGGAATTACCGGGGTTCAGTCTGGATTTTTGGAACTGGATAGGATAACGGGCGGATGGCAGGCTCCAGACCTCATTATAATCGCTGCACGCCCTTCAATGGGAAAAACCGTAGTCGGGGTAGCTTTGGCAAAAGAGGCCGCACAACGCTTTAAAAAGCCTATAGGGGTGTTCTCGCTGGAAATGAGTAAACGCCAGCTTATGCAGCGAATGATAGCTTTTGATGCAGAGGTGGATTTGGACAACATAACACGCGGCAAAACAACTGACGAGGACATTAATCGGATCAGCGACCGGACCAACGGAATAGCCTCAGCGCCACTTTACATTGACGACACTGCCGCAATATCAATACTTGAACTACGGGCAAAGGCAAGGCGCATGAAGCATGAGCACAACATCCAAATGATTGTTATTGATTATTTGCAGTTGATGCGGGGGGATGATTCCGGCAACCGCGAACAGGAAATAGCGAGTATCTCCAGGGGCTTGAAGGGCATCGCAAAGGAATTGAATATTCCGGTTATCGCCTTGTCACAGTTGAGCCGGGCTGTAGAGTCACGGTCCGACCGCAGGCCACAGCTTTCAGACTTGCGCGAATCAGGATCCATTGAACAGGACGCGGACGTAGTTATGTTTTTGTACCGGGCGGAGTACTACAAGATTGAAGTTGACGAAAACGGAAACCCTACATCCGGAATACTTGAAATCATTTGTGCCAAAAACCGCAACGGAAAAACCGGTAGCGTATTCTTAAAATTCATTGGCAAGTACGCCAAGATTGCCGATATTAATACCACCAACAACCACCACGAAATAGCACAACAGGAATCGTTTTTTAAACGTGAACTTGTTGATTTTAGTCAGTCACGATTAACCAAACAAGATGATGACACGCCATTCTAATCCTATCGAAGAACACCACGACAAACTATTTCACTGCCAGATAAAAGCAGTGCGTGAAGAAAATCCGAACATGACCGAAGCCGAGGTTTACGAAAGAGCATTGCAATTACACGCGCAAATACTCGAAGCAGAGGAAAGAAGGTTAAACGCTAAAAGCCGCAGAAAATGAAAACAGATCCTGTTGGATTTCAAAAAGATTTATTCAGATCAGAACGTCACATTATTCCAATAAGCGGAAAGGATAGTCTTGCAACTGCGCTTTTTCAGATGGCGAAGAACCCAGATTTACCGTATGAGTTCATGTACAATCCAACAGGCGCAGAGCTTCCAGAGGTTTTTGAATGGCTTGATCGTGTTGAGGCCTATTTAGGAAAGCCTATTGTGCGGGTAGGTCGTGATCTAAAAACAATAATCAATGTAAACTATAACGGATTCCTACCATCCTACCGTCAAAGATTTTGCACCAGAGAAGCCAAAATTGAACCGATGGAAGAATGGATAGGCAATTCGCCATGTTTTATCTACTACGGCATTCGTGCTGACGAGGATAGGGTTGGCTACAATAACGCCACAAAGCCTAACATCATTCCGGTTTATCCGCTTGTTGATGCTGGTATAGATCTAAAAATGGTTTACATGATCGTCAACAAGGCAAATCTTAAACCACCAACTTTCTTTTGGGAAGAAATCTACAACGAGGTCTGTAGAAGGCTTGGGCGTGACTTGAAGGTAGAGTTGCCGGAATGGGTGATAGACATTCTTTTCTGCTGGCGAACACGCGCAAACTGTTTCTTTTGCTACAATCAGCGCAAAATCGAGTGGGCTGGTTTATACACGTTTCACCCGGAACTATTTTGGGAAGCAGCAGGGATGGAACACAACGGTAGTGAGTTTTATTGGAATGGAAAAGATTACCCTCTCACCAAAATCATTGAACGTATTGATACCATCAAAGAGAACTTTATAAAGAAGATCATTAAGAGCATAGAAAACGTACGAATTATTGAAACAGATGACGATGCTCAATTTGTAGATATTCTTAATGTAACAAGCTGCGGATTACTATGTGGAAAATAAAGCAACAATGAAAAAGCTACCTATCCTCCTTCTCACCCTAAATAGTACGACATGACACCAGAGCAAAAGAAAGACCTTGACAAACTTAGTTCAGATTTCAAAAAATTGAAAAAGGAAAAGAAAAGTCGTGGAGTTGTTATACACACCAATCCACTGATCGAGTATTTTAAACGGGAAACAAAAGGCCACACTGAATTTAGAATGGTGGTTTACGAAGACGGTAGCGGGTATGTACACGTGTTCGGCAGGGATTCTGAAACGTTCAATTTTAATTCACTTTAACTATGAAAACCCTCATCACCCTCATTCTCACCCTATTCCTTTTCTCCTGTGTAAGCTCTAAGCCTGTGCCGGAGCCTGTTCCTCAGCCGCCTAAACATGTTTCACCTAAAATAAAATCATACGTATGGAAGTGACAGATAATTTAAAGCCGTGTCCTTTCTGTGGCGGTGAAGCTGAAATAAATCAGTTTGCCCGCAATGGTTTGAGGATAAGATGTAAAAAGTGCCTTATTCAAAAACAGCAAAAAGTTCTGCGTTATACTCTCGAATGGCTCAAGGGAGAAATGATCAAAGATTGGAATAATAGAGCCGCCTAAAAACGTAAGTCCTAAACTACCTTAACAACGATTGGAAATGAAAAAGATTATCAACAGAGAAATGGATTTTATTGGTGGAAAGGGTGGCTACACTTGCCAATGTAACGTGCCATCAGATTTACACGGAACTTGCTGCGGATGGGTAAACGCATCTGTAAAAGTATCAGTGGAGTTTATCATTATGGATCAACGCCATCCGGGGCTAGGACAAAACCTGAATACATGGAAGCAAAAAGAGCTACAGCGTTAATGCACGAGATCATCAATATTCGCGGTGTTCTTGGAAGCAACTGGAACAATACCCGGAATCAGTGGCCAACAGTTAAATGGCGATTGGCTGAATATCGAAAGCACTTAAAAAACCTAACTCCTAAACTACCTAACAACGATTGGAAATGACACGGATAACAATTGAAGAGCTTGACGAAATAGCAAAGGCAGAAGGTCATGTAGATGCGCACTGGGCAGTGTTAAGGTTGAAAGATTACCAGATATGGTATAGTGAATATTTGCATAGATGCGAGGATTTGGAAAAAGTACTTTTCGCGGTAAAAGAAATAGTTCCAAAAGAACTAAGCGAAATGATTGACAATAAGCTGAAATAACTAAGCGAAACGGAATGAAAATAACTCCACATATACCAACGAGATACTGATATGAAAGAAGACTATTTAAAATTTGCCGAATGGGTAGCAGAGCAAATAACAATCGAGAAGTTAGAATATGATTTTTCGGATGGCATCTGGTTTTATGAAAATGCGATGGGTGAAATATTGCAATTCAAAACGGACGGCTTATACCAAGTTTACTGTATGGATGTTAACCCCTCTCAACCTAAACCAGCGATGTAGTATGAAAGACGAACAAAGGGAAACTATGTTTAATGCTTGGAAAGATAAAGCATGACAAAGAAGTTAAAAAATGCGCTTGCGATACACCCGAACCAAGACCGACTGACAAGAACAATTGCTTCAATTGCGGGGGTGATATTTATCAGGACTATCTGAATAAGAAAAGCGCAGATAATTGCAGCCATCGAATCCCACACCTCCGAGCGTCTCGATCATCTGAGGCAGCAGTTGGAGAAAATCCTGAAAGATGATGAAGTAATTTCCGGAACCACTTATTACTCCGGAGTGAGAAGGGGCATCAAATCTGGATTGAAAGAAGCCATCTCCCTGATAGATCAACTAAAAGCAGAAACTAAAAACACTTAGATATGAAAAAGCACCCAAAGCTGGAAGAAAGACGCAAGAACATACCTCAGTCAGTAAAAGATGAAGTGGACAGGGAATTTGAAAAACTTGCGGCAGAGAAGGAAGAAAAGACAGACTTTGAAAAGATGGCTAAGATGACAAACGAGTACATCAGATTGTCGAAGTACGCAACAATGGATTCAAATCCTGAAATTTGGGCTGACGGTTACGTTAAGGGTTCTGCTAAAGTTTGGAATGACTTGCAGCAAGAGATCACCACCCTAAGAGCGCGTATAGCCGAACTGGAAACCGCGAAATCAGGCCAGAAACAGGGTTAAAAATATTTCTTGAAATATTGTAACAAGTAACCAAAATAGCCGTATATTTACATAACAATTAAACGAAAAGGTTATGAAAATCCAGAACGCAAAAGACTTAAAACCAGCACAAGGCGAAATTTCACAAATCCAGACTCTTACCGGAAAAGGAGGAGTAATGAATTGGTCAATCTATTACAAAGATGGTCTGTACATGCTTGTAAAAGGGTTTATTTTTCATGAACGTCAAAATCACGAGGTTTTTGGAATGAATGGAAGCTACGATAGATTAGTAGCATTTATGAACAAGCAGTCACAATTGATGTAAGTATGCAAAACCTTCATACACTTATTGACCTCGGCTTTCAGAAAAATCTTCACGGAGAATACTTCTGGCGCGGAACTCATAAAACATTTGTCGCCAAGCTATGTGATTATAACGGCCCGGTTACATCTGTAGAGTTATCCGTTGTTTCTAAGCAGGTTGATATGCGGCCTCTGTCTCACCGGAAAGGAAGGCACTACCAAACGTTCCTGAAAGATTGTATATCGAATGGGTCTGTTGAAAGAGCCTTAAAGCGCTTTGATGTATGAAACAGACTAAACACGGGGGTAAGCGTAAAGGCTCAGGCCGTCCAAAACTTCCGGACAATCAAAAGAAAGAGCCTACCAAAGTAATGCGCATACCTGTTTCAAAAGTTGACGCTGTTAAGGCTTTGATAACTTCCGGTAAAGGTCGTTAGCCATGAACCCAAGAAGAAGAAAGAATATGCATAGGCCGATGATCTGCCAAGTGGCCAGCCCCGCGCGAATCTCCCGGTTTGCGGTTTTTGTCACCGTGTAGGGAACCTTACGGATAACTACCTTGTCAGGGCACTTCGTTTCAACGTATACAGTTGCGCCAGGAGTGATTTTTATTTTGGTCAGTACTTTGTCCTTGTAAACTGTGATCGTGTCTGTGGTGAACTTTTCAATCGTTTTAAATCCGTTACCTGTTACCTTAACCGTGTCCACCCTGTAGACTGTATCGACCGTTGTTTTTTCGTGCCACTTTGCCCCGGCTTTTTCGGCTTGTGCAATTAGCTTTTCAGCCTTGCGGAGTTTAGCGGCCGGACCGCAAGCCATGACCACTAAGGCAAGGAAGATAATGGCTAAGGTTTTTGGATCTGGTTTCATGCGTAATAGTTGAAAAACTCATGCTCGGTTACAATGTACTTTTCCAGTTTCTCGAACCTTGCAAACCTGTCGGCAGTCCATTCAAACTCCATCTTGAAGGCTTCATTTGGATCGTTCGTCCAACCTCCAAAGCCGTTATACCATAGGCGCGTTTCTGGATGCTCAACAAACCAGAACGTATTTTCCTTTGGTTTGTCCTTTAGATAGCCGTGCCAGATATGAGTGTTCGCCCGGCCATTGTTCCTGCACTGCGTAGGTATGCCGTTGATTAATTCCGTTTCCTTGTGGATGCCTTTGTAAGGTGTTGATATGTCTGCATTGCAGAACTCGCAGCGTACGATCTTTTTATTTCTACGCCTCAACTCTTCAAAGTTGGTCATTGGCGTGTGCATTTTTTCAAAGTCAGTCATAGTACTGTATTTTAAGTATATGTTAAAAACTACCCACTAAATAGCAGGTAGCCATCAACTATAATACTGTAAGCGTGACACTAAGATAAGAAATCTTCCACGTGGAACCTATCCAACCTGCACAAATCCCAATACCTTCAAACCATCTTTAACGTCCGCAATATGCTTGCGTGTACGCCTTGCCACGATGTAGCCTTCCCGGCCTCCGCCATCGTTGGTGTTCCCTTCAATGCTTTCGAAAATCCAGTTATCCTTCACCGGTCCGACTATTCCGGCATGTCCTGTAGCCTGAGGGATTCCGTTTTTCATTGTCTGCCAGATGCACAAATATCCTTCTCGCGGGGCGTGACCGATGATGTACCCGGCCTTTTCAAAATTCCGGTAGGTTTGGACGGCTGATGCGCTGAATAACTTATCCAGTTCTTTTGCTTTCTGTGGAAATGTTTCCTTAAAAACCAGTTCTGTAAAATACGCGCACCAGGCGTGTGTAGGCTGGAATCCTACGGCTTTCATCTTTGCTTCAAACTCAGCGTTGTTAAAACCCATGTTTCCGGGCTTTTCAGTTTGGCCGATGTACTTGGATGCTACCTCAAATGCGTTCATTTTGAAAAAGGTTTAAATTTTGCTTAATTTCGTGCAATCTCTGTCAAAGCGGGAGCTGGAGATCCCCGCAAATAGAATATTCGGAAACCGGAGCCTCAAACCTCCGGTTTTTTTTCGTCCTGATCGAAGCAGTCCGATATTCCATTGTTGTTCTTATCTTCAAACCACTTGGTCACAAGCATAGCCGCAATGGTCGCGCCTCCTGCAATGTACTTCCAGTAGTGTTCTGAT